TAAAAAAAGGATGAACATTTATCCTTTTTTTATTATGAAAGGAAAAAAAGATGGTAAAATCAAAATACGAAACCCATGTAGCACCATACTTTGATGATATTTTCTATTGGTACTCTCATGATTGGACATTAGAACGTATTGCAAGTGAATTAGGAATTGCCAAGTCAACTATTATGCTATATAAAAAAGAAAATTCAGACTTATCGGACTTATTAAAAAAGGCAGAAAAATCGAAACCTCGTTATATCGCAATTAAAGCTGAAGCAGCTCTCAGAGATAAATTGAAGGATCGTGAAATTGAAGAAGTACATCAAGAACAATGGGTTGATAAAAATGGTGCAGTTACAAAAAAACACATTAAAAAAATAAAAAAAATTATTCCTGCAGATACAACAGCGATTATTTTCGCATTGAAAAACACAGACCCTAAGCGTTGGAATGACAGAAGTCAAGTTGAATTATCTGGCTCAGTCGAAACCAATCCTTATGAAGGCTTATCGACAGAAGAGCTTAAAAAGTTGGCAAATTTATAGCTATAAAGCTATCACGTATGGGTATCATTGGAACTATGTAGATTAGAAAGGAGGTGATGGAGTGCAAATTAATGAGACAATAGTTAAAGGAGCAAAGATTGAACTTGCAAAACGCAGATTCTTTTTTTATTGCAATTTAATCATGCCTAAATTTTACGAGGTGCATCGTGAATATTTAGTTCACTTATGTGATGAGTTGCAAAATTTCTTAAATGATGACGAACATGACGTTCTGATTATTAATTTGCCTCCGTAGCTAAGACATGGAAAATCTCTCACGCTTGGTAAATTTGTAGAGTGGGTGCTTGGTAAAGACCATACGAAGAAAATCATGACTGGTTCATATAACGAAACTCTCTCCACAGTCTTTTCTAAAAATGTTCGTAATACACTTCAAGAAGAGAAAGCAGACGAGAAGAAAATCGTTTACTCTGATATTTTCGATGCTGCAATTAAATATGGAGATGCTGCGAAAAACCTCTGGAGCTTATCAGACGGTTATAACAACTATTTGGCAACCTCTCCAACAGGGACTGCAACAGGTTTTGGTGCTGACATTATTATCATTGATGATGTTATCAAGAATGCTGAGGAAGCTAACAACGCGACAATATTAGAAAAACATTGGGACTGGTTTGTTAATACCATGCTTTCACGTTTGGAATCAAGCGGTAAAATCATAATTAACATGACTCGTTGGCATAGTGAAGATTTAGCCGGACGTGCTTTGCGTGAATTGCCTAAAAATGGCTATCGAGTAAAGCATATTAATTTCAAGGCTTTCAACGAGCAAACGAATGAAATGCTTTGTGATGATGTTCTGACTCTTGAAGATTATAAGCGCAAAGTAAAAACAATGGGGGCTGATATTGCCAGCGCCAACTACCAACAAGAGCCGATTGATGTCAAAGGTCGATTATATAGTGAGTTCAAGACTTACAATGCTCGTTCGGAGTACAAAAAGATTTGGAACTATTGCGATACCGCAGACACTGGGAAAGACTATCTCTGTTCGATTGTGTGGGGTGAAACCTCAGACGGCTTTGCGGATGTGCTAGACATTATTTACACTCAAAAGCCGATGGAGTACACAGAAAACGCAGTGGCCAATCAATTAATTAATAACAGAGTGAATGTGTCAAGAATCGAGCGAAATAATGGCGGTCGGTCTTTTGCTCGTTCTGTCAGGGATAAGATTCAAGGCAAAGTGGCTTGTGTTGTAGAAGATTTCTTCCAAGGGAATAATAAAGAAGCCCGAATTTATTCCAATAGTTATTGGATAGAGCAGCACGTTCGATTTCCTAATGACTGGCGAACTCGTTTTCCAGAATACTATCAAGCAATGACGACTTATCAACGTGAAGGTAAAAATAAACACGATGATGCGCCCGATGCAACAACTGGGATTGCTGAGACAATGACAACTCGCAAAGCAAAACTAAAGTCTTTCAAAGGAGGATTCTAATTGAAATACAAACCACCTAAATTAATGACATTTCCAAAAGACGAACCAATCACAGTTGAAGTGCTTACCAAGTTCATGGAAAAACATAAATTAGAAGTTGCTCGGTATGAGTACTTAAAAAATATGTATCGTGGGATCATGTCGATTGATGATGAGCCAACAAAAGACCCTTGGAAACCAGATAATCGTTTAACTGTTAACTTCACTAAATATATCGTTGATACTTTCACAGGTTACTTTAATGGAATTCCAGTAAAAAAAACTCACAAGGATAAAGAGATACTTTTTAAACTACAAGAATTTGATAATCTGAATGACATGGAAGATGAAGAGTCGGAGCTTGCAAAGATGGCTTGCATTTATGGTCGAGCGTTTGAGCTTTTGTATCAAGATGAAGACACTCGAACGAATGTTGTTTTTAATAGTCCAGAAAATATGTTTATGGTTTATGATGACACGATTAAACAAGAACCATTGTTTGCGGTGCGTTATGGTTATGATGATGACTGTAAATTGTATGGTGAAGTTTATACCAAAGAAACAACTTATGATTTAAATGGAACCATGGGATTTTACAACATGACTGAACAAGCGCCGAATCCTTTTGATGATTTGCCCGTTGTAGAGTTCTATTTCAACGAAGAACGAATGAGCATTTTTGAATCTGTTATTTCATTAGTCAACGCTTTTAATAAAGCCATTAGTGAAAAAGCAAATGACGTTGATTATTTCAGCGATCAGTACTTGGCATTTTTAGGTGCTGCAGTTGAAGAAGAGGACTTGAAAAACATTCGTAGTAACCGTGTTATTAATTACTATGGCGAGGGTTCCGAAGCGAAAAATGTGGATGTTAAATTCTTAGAAAAGCCTGATAGTGATTCTCAAACAGAAAATCTATTGGACAGACTAACTAAATTAATCTTCCAAACAACAATGGTTGCAAATATTTCTGATGAATCTTTCGGGTCATCAAGTGGTGTCTCGTTAGCTTACAAACTTCAAGCAATGAGTAACTTAGCTTTGTCATTTCAACGTAAATTTCAATCTTCTTTGAATGGTCGATACAAACTATTTTGTGAGTTAAGTACGAATGTTTCGAACAAAGAAGCTTGGAAAGATATTGAGTACACATTCACTCGTAATGAGCCTAAAAATATTAAAGAGCAAGCCGAGACTGCTAATATACTAAAAGGGATTACTAGTGAAGAAACTGCTTTGAGTGTCATTTCTATCATTCCAGATGTCCAAGCTGAAATGGAAAAAATCAAAAAAGAAGAAGCTTCTACAGCTATCTTTGACAAGGACAAGCAACCTAGTGAGAATGAAACAAATGAGGGGTAACCTATGAATTCATCTGATTACTGGAGAAAACGTGAGAAAGCTTGGCAAGAGCAACAAATCAAAGATGACACCAAACGCATGAAACAAATCATGGATAAGCTATTTGAAGCTCAAGAAGCCATTCAAAAAGAAATCAATGCCAACTGGCAGAACTTTGCGAATGGTCAAGGAATTTCTATCAGTGAAGCCATGAAACGTGCGGATAAAATGGATGTCAAAGCATTTGAAAATAAAGCCAAAAAGTATGTTAAAGAAAAAGACTTTTCGAACCAAGCAAATCAAGCGTTGAAACTTTATAACTTGACCATGAGAGTGAATCGTTTAGAACTTCTGAAAGCAAATATTGGTCTGGAGCTTATTTCAGTATTTGATGACTTGGACAAATATTTCTCAAAGAATTTGACTGGTGCAGCTCTTACAGAATTTGAAAGACAAGCGGGAATTCTTGGTTTAAGCGTTCCAAAGAAAGGCTATAACAGTCTAGTTGAATCAGTTCTTAACGGAAGTTATAAGGTCGAAGGATTTGCCAGTTTTTCTGACAAGCTTTGGCAGTACCAATTTGAATTGAAAGCTGATATTGAAAAACTTCTCATTCGTTCAGTAACTGGTGGAATCAACCCGAAAGCACTAGCCCCACAACTAAAAAGGCTGATGACTGAACAAGGAAGAATGAATGCCACATACAACGCACAACGATTACTAGTAACAGAAACAACACGAGTTCAAACAGCTATTCAAGAAGAAAGCTATAAAAAAGCTGATATTGAAGAGTATGAGTATATTGCTGAACCTTCAGCTTGTCATATCTGTGGGGCATTGAATGGTAAAATATTCAAGCTTAAAGATATGTTGCCCGGTATTAATGCACCAAACATGCATCCGTTCTGTAGATGTAGCACAGCACCGCATGTTAATGATAAAGCTTTCTGGGATGATTTACTTGATAGGAAAGTAATCAGTCAAGACGAATACAAGCAAGCTTTTGATGACAGGACAGAAGCTAACAAAGCGATTGAATTGCGCAATAAAAGAAAAAACAACTAAGCGTTTGCCACTGTCAGGCGCTTTTCTTATGTCCGTTTCCGAATGTTGTGGACAGTAAATAAAACCCGAGAAAATCAGACTCCCAAGTCTTAAAATGCGAGGAGGAGGAACCAAAAATGGAACAAACAGAACTTTCACCCCTTAATTTGCAACTTTCCGCAGAAAAAGCAGCCGATGAGACGTCTGAAGCTGGTTCAGAAACCGGAACAGAAACAAACAAAGAAGAGCAACAAAAACAATCAACTGACATTGACAAAATTGTCGAAAAGCTTCAAAAACGAATCGGAAAAGAGCAGGCTGAAAAAAATGAAACAAAAACACAGCTAGAACAAGCGCTGGCTCGTATTGAAGAACTTGAAAAAGGTGGCAAAAAGTCAGTTAAAGAAAAATCTTACGAAGAAAAAGTTGCTGAACTTCAAAAAGCTAAAGACGATGAGATCGCAAGCCTTAAAGCACAAATTAAAATTTCAAATATCACCAGTCAAGCTGATGAAGTATTGAAAGAGAGTGGAATTGTTTTGAGTGCAGCGGAGTTAGGATTGTTAGTTGATGTCGATGAAGAAAAAACTTACAGCAATGTAAAAACTTTCCTCAATTTACTTGATAATCAACGCTCACAATGGGAAAAAGCACGAAACACAGGGACAACGCCTAAACGTGTTCCAAGTAACAATGATGTCGATGTTTTCAAACAAGCGGCAGCTAAATATCAATAACAGGAGATCTAAATTATGACAATTAAATATTTCACAAAACAATACGCTGGTATGTTACCAGACCTTTTCGCAAAAAAATCAGCTTTCTTGCGCGCTTTTGGTGGAGTTCTTCAAGTAAAAGATGGTATCACTGAAAATGATACTTTTATGGAACTCAAAGTAAGTGACACTGATGTAGTTATCCAAAATTATTCAACTGACGCAAATGTTGGTTTTGGAACTGGAACAGGTAATACTTCACGCTTTGGTCAACGTAAAGAAGTTAAGTCAGTCAACAAACAAGTGAAATACGATGCTCCTTTGGCAATTAATGAAGGAATTGATGATTTCACAGTCAACGATATCAAAGACCAAGTTGTAGCAGAACGTTTAGCACTTCATGGTGTGGCATGGGCCCAACACGTCGATAAATTGCTTGGTAAATTCTTATCAGATAGTGCCAGCGAAACGTTGAATTCAAAACTTGATGAAGCTTCCGTGACTAAATTGTTCTCAGAAGCTCATAAAAAATTTGTAAATAACAACGTTTCTACAGCAGTGCCTTGGGTTGCTTATGTTAATGCTGATGTCTATGACTTGCTTATTGACTCTAAACTCGCAACAACTGCCAAAAACTCAAGTGCAAACATTGATGATGAAACACTTTATAAATTTAAAGGATTCATTTTATCTGAACTCCCTGATGAAAAATTTCAATCTGGAGAAGGAGCTTACTTTGTCGCCGATAATGTTGGTGTAGCTGGTATCGGAATTCAAGTGACTCGTGCAATGGATTCAGAAGACTTTGCAGGAACAGCACTTCAAGCCGCTGCAAAATATGGTAAATACTTGCCAGAGAAGAATAAAAAAGCAATTCTTAAAGCCACAGTAACAAAGTAATTGCCCCTAAGAGCGTAACTTTAAATAAAACAACATTATCGCTTGCAGTTGGGGCAAACGAAACATTGACAGCAACTGTCTTACCAGTAGATGCAGATGATAAAACAGTAACCTTTGTTTCAAGTGAACCTACAATTGCTACGGTAACACCGAGACAAGGGAATGTAGTTGGTAAAGCTGAAGGTAAAACGAAAATTACTGGAACAACAGCTAATGGATTAACTGTTACATGCGATGTTACCGTAACTTCTGTATAAAAAGGAGTTGCTTATGGCTATCACTTATGAAATAAAAAAGCTTTTAAGCGGTTCATCGGATGAGCGCTTGGAAATAATTGAAAAACGCACTCGTGAACGTCTATTGCTTATTCTTGGTTCTGACCTTAAAGAAGTACCGCCAGAACTAGAATATGTTGTTTTGGATGTTTCTTTGAAGCGTTTTAATCGTATCGGTCAAGAAGGCATGCAGTCCTACTCACAAGAAGGATTAAGCATGACATTTTCAGAATCTGATTTTGATGAGTATGCCGATGAAATTGAATCGTGGCGAAAATCAAGAGAAACTGAGGGCGATAAGAAGATAGGGAGGTTCAGATTGTATTGAGATATTTAGATGAAGTTACTTTTATCAAAGAATCGCCCGACTCCCGCTATGACCCCGATTTAGGCGAATGGGTTGAAAAAGAACCAACTCGAGCAGTATTTAGTGCAAACATCACTGATATTGGAACTGACAGAAGTATTAAAATTTTTGGAGATATTAAACAAGGAGCAAAAGTCATGCGAATGATGCCCCTTTTTACTATGCCAGAATATGATTACATTGAGTTTGATAATAAAAAGTGGGCTTTAACAACATATCGCAATCCAAGCGAGAGAAACACTTTTATTTTGCAAGAGGTAAGTCAATGAAAATAACTGGAATTGATGCCTTGCAAAAGAAATTGAGAAAAAATGCCACGCTTGATGATGTCAAACATGTTGTAAAAAGCAATACTGCAAGCATGAACAAGAATATGCAAAATCTTGCTCCTGTAGATACAGGAAACATGAAGCGTTCAATAACCAGTGATTTTACAGACGGGGGACTTACAGGAACGACTGGACCTCATACTGATTATGCTGGATATGTAGAGTATGGGACGCGATTTCAAGCTGCACAACCATTTGTAAAACCTGCGTTTAACATTCAGAAAAAAGTATTCACAAATGATTTAGAAAGGTTGACGAAATGATTAAAACTCGAGACCAATCTATTTTTGATGAATTGTTCAAACAAGTTCAAGCTTTGGGTTATACCGTTTACGATTATAAGCCAATGAATGAAGTGGGCTATCCATTTGTTGAAATGGAGAATACTCAAACCATTCATGAAGCAAATAAAACAGATATCAAAGGCACAGTAAGTCTTTCATTATCTGTTTGGGGCTTACAGAAGAAGCGCAAGGAAGTGTCTGACATGGCAAGCAATATATTTAACCAAGCGTTAAATATAAATAGCACAGATGGCTATTCTTGGGCTTTGAATTCACAAGCAAGTACCATTCAAATGCTGGACGATACAACAACACATACATCGCTTAAAAGAGCGTTGATTAACTTAGAATTTAGACTGAGATAGGAGATTTAATATGGCAGAATTAACAGCCAAACAGGGTAAAGATATTATCTTGCTCTATCGTTTGCTTAGTAACGCAACAAAAGAAGCCGCTTGGAAACTCGCTTTCCAAACAGAACACTCGAATGAAAAAACTCGAGATTACAACACTACAGCAACCAAAGATGGGACAATGGGTTCTCTTGCAGCAATTGAATACAGTTTGTCTGCCACATCTATTGCAGCAAATGGTGACCCACATCTTGACGAAATGGACAATGCGTTTGATGATGGAGAAATTATTGAAGTGTGGGAAATTGATAAAGCTGAAAAAGGATCTGACGGAAAGTACAAAGCGAAATATCTTCGTGCTTATCTTATAGGTTTCTCTTATGAACCCAACTCAGAAGATGCGCTTGAATTGAGTTTAGAATTCGGAGTGTTTGGTAAACCTCAAAAGGGCAATGCCACACTAACTACTGAACAAGCTAATGTTGTTCAGTATGTCTTCAAAGATACTGTTCGGGGATAAAGCTGAAAATATTACTGGCCCTGCCTGGAGTACAGTTGTAGAAGTGACAATTCAAATACTATAAACAAAAGGCTAGAGATTCGCTCTAGCCTTTTGTTTTTAAGGAGAAATCAAAATGGAATTAACGATTAATGAAAAACAGTATGTTTTTATCTTCGGTTACCGATTCATTAAGGAATTGAATAAAAAAAATGAAGTAACAGAACGTGGGATGACTTTAAAAGTCGGTTTAGATAATGCTTTGATGAACTTCTTTAGTGGAGATATCGAAACACTTGTTGAAATGTTAAAAATTGCCAATGCAACAGAAAATCCTCGTGTCTCTGAGAAAGGGATAGTTGAATGGATTGAAGAAAATGGAGCTGATGCGCTTTTTGATTTAGTACTCGAAGAGTTAAAAAAGTCGGAATTTACCAAGAAAAAAACGTTGAACTTCGAGAAAGAAGTCAGCAAAAATCTACAGTAACAGATTTTGACAAACTCTATGAACAAGTTCAGTTAAATTGTTTGCGTTATCTCGGAATTACTAATCTAAGAGATATAGAGCGCATGACCATTTCGGAGTATGAATTAAGGCTGAAAGCTTATAGGCTAAAAAGACTTGATGAGCAAGAATCTATTTACCAACAAGCATGGGCAAATTGGCAAGTTCAATCAACTAAACAACAAGGTAAGAAGCAAGTTCCAGTTTATTCGACCTTCAAGAAGTTTTTTGATAAAGAAAAATTTGAAAATGATATTTTAGGAATCGAAACTTCGGACAGTGCTTTTAAAAAGGACAAAAAACTAATTAACCTCATGAAAAAAGCAAATAAGTAAGAAAGGAGGAAAAACATGGAATCTTATAGTGTAGAAGCGGTTCTGAGTGCTGTTGATAAAAATTTCACTTCAACCATGAATAAAGCAGATAGTTCAATGGGAACATTGGACAAGAACTCACAAAATACAAATACTTCTATCCTAGATATTGCTAAAGGGGTTGGAGTTTTTAAACTTGTTGATTCTGCGATTGGTGTGGTAAAAAGTTCATTGGATGGTGCAATTAACCGTTTTGATACGTTAAACGCCTATCCGAAAGTAATGGCTCAAATGGGCTATTCTACTGATGATGTTGCTAAGTCAACCGAATTACTAAAAAAAGGTGTTGATGGTTTACCTACTTCACTTCAAGAACTGACGAAAAGCTCTCAAAGCTTTGCGATTTTAGAGAAAAGCGCAACGAGTGGTGCTAAAACAGCAACAGCTCTTAATGATGCTTTTCTAGCTTCTGGCGCAAGTGCTGCAGATGCAAGCCGAGGAGTTCAGCAATATAGTCAAATGTTATCTAGTGGTAAAGTTGATTTAATGTCATGGCGAACACTTCAAGAAACTATGCCCTACGCTTTGACACAAGTTGCTAAATCATTTGGTCTCACGGGTAAAAGTGCTGAACGTGATTTATACGCCAAGCTTAAGTCTGGTGACATCACCATGGAACAATTGAATAAGCGATTTGTAGAGTTAGATGGTGGGGCGAATGGATTTGCGAAAACTGCGAGAACAGCATCTGGTGGGATTGGTACATCATTCACTAATATGCGTAATGCCGTAGTAAATGGTATGGCAAATACAGTTGAAACGATTAACAACGCTTTGAAAGATGCAGGGTTAAAAAATGGTATCTCTACACTTTTTGATGAAGGTAAGCAAGCAATTATCAAAGGTTTTGCGGTATTTAATCAAATTGTAGCTACTGCGATTCCGCCTGCGGTAAAAACTATAACCACATTAGTTAAAGTAATAGGAAATATAGTTAATGCGCTAAAACCATTCTTGCCAGTACTGCTGCCGATAATTACAACTTGGGGAGCATTCATGGTTCAGCTCAAAGGTGTTGGGGCAGTTGTAAGAACCTTTAACCAAGTTAAGTCTGCAATAACAGGAGTGATGAGCACAATAAAAATATTGTTCGCTATTATGGCTGCTAACCCAATTACTGTAATCATTGGATTAATAGCTGCCTTGGTAGTTGGTTTTATTTATTTCTGGAACACAAGTGAAGATTTTCGTAATTTCTGGATAGGGTTATGGGAAGGAATCAAAAAAGCGGTTGATACTGCAGTAAAAGGAATTCAAAACGCTTGGAATGCTACTGTCAAATGGTTCACTGATACCTGGAACAACATCAAAAGCGGAGCGAAAGGGCTTTGGGATGGAACAATCCAAGGCGCAAAAGATGCCGTTGACAGTGTTAAAAATGCTTGGAACGGCATCAAGGAGTGGTTCGCTAATCTTTGGAAAGGTACGACAAGCGGGTTATCTAGCGCTTGGGATAGCGTTACAACAACCTTAGCTCCATTTGTTGAGACAATCAAAACAATCTTTCAACCAATTCTTGATTTCTTTAGCGGATTATGGGGGCAAGTCCAAACTATCTTTGGTTCAGCTTGGGAGATTATTAAGACGGTTGTTATGGGGCCTGTTTTACTACTCATTGATTTAATCACTGGGGACTTTAACCAATTCAAAGAAGATTTTGCGATGCTCTGGCAAACATTATTTACTAATATACAAACATTAGTAACTACTTTTGTCCAAATTATCGTTGGTTTCTTTACCGCTTGGGGACAAACTGTTTCTAATATATGGTCAACAGTTGTAAATACAGTTCAAAGCCTTTGGGGAACTTTCACAACATGGGTCGTTAATATGGCTAAGTCTATTGTTGACGGAATTGTTAATGGTTGGAATTCATTTAAACAAGGTACCGTTGATTTATGGAACGCAACTGTTCAATGGGTCGAGGACACTTGGGCTTCATTTAAGCAGTGGGTTATTGATTCTGCTAATGCTATTGTGAACGGAGTCAAACAAGGTTGGGAAAACTTGAAACAAGGAACAATTGACTTGTGGAACGGAATGATTAACGGACTCAAAGGAATTTGGGATGGTTTGAAACAAAGTGTTAGTGATTTGATTGATAATGTAAAAACGACATTTAACAATCTAAAAAATATAAACTTGCTAGATATTGGTAAAGCCATCATTGATGGACTTGTAAAAGGATTAAAACAAAAGTGGGAAGATGGGATGAAATTTATAAGTGGAATTGGAGATTGGATTCGGAAGCATAAAGGTCCAATTCGTGTCGACAGAAAACTTTTAATTCCCGCTGGTAATGCCATTATGAATGGTTTAAATTCTGGTTTAACTGGAGGTTTCCGTGATGTTCAATCCAATGTTTCAGGAATGGGCGACATGATTGCTAATGCAATTAATTCTGACTATTCTGTGGATATTGGGGCAAATGTTGCGGCTGCTAATCGCTCAATCAGTAGTCAAGTTTCTCATGATGTGAATCTTAACCAAGGCAAACAGCCGGCTTCATTTACTGTGAAGCTTGGGAATCAAACCTTTAAAGCCTTTGTGGATGACATTTCTAACGCACAAGGTCAAGCAATTAACTTAAATATGGGATTTTAGGAGGTAGAAATGTACAAGTTTAGAGATACGGCAAAACAGGAGCATTATCGCAACCTTCCTTTTATTCCAACCAGCGCCATGAGTTATGATGGGACTTGGTTAGAGGAACTCATAGAAGGTTATCAGACTTTGACGGTTGAGGGGCGAGAAATGTATTCTCTCAGCTTTGAAACACAAGACATGCAAGTAGGAGGTGTGATCACTAATGTTAAATATCCTCCTCGGGAGTTGACGATAAAATATAAGCTTGAGGATAGGGACCCTCGAGCTATACAAGAAAAATTTGATGCCTTAAAGGCGTTCTTGATTCGTCAAAAAGATGTTCCCATTATTTTTAATGATGATCTGGAATATACGTTTTATGGTCGTTTCAAGACTGCAGACAATGTTGCTGGAGATACTAATTCAATCATTTCAAGCTTTACTGTCCTTTGTAGTAAGCCATTTAAACACGGAAAAACTCAAAGTGTAAAAAATAAAGTGATTGAAGTTTTGCCTTATCCAGTTAAACCAGATAGGCTGTCATTTAAATTACTGACAGAGGGTTTATTTGCAACTGACGGAAATTATCGCTTGAAAGCATCACAGGCTAAAAAAGGCGACCTATTGGAATTTGATTTTCATTCAGGCGATACTTTTCTTAACGGTAAAGTAAATAACAACCTCTTAGACCTTGATTCTGATTTCAAAAATGTCAGACTGACAACTGGAACAGATTTTTCAAGTTCAAACTATGAGTTAACGATTCAATACAGAAAGGCGGTGCTTTAGTGAGTAATATCTTATTTTTAGATAAGATGCAACAAGTCATCAAAAGCTATGATTCCGATGAATTCACAGAATGTGTTCAGACAAAAGAAATCACAACCAACGCTTCTGAATTAATGAATGATACACTTTCAGTTTCTTTACCTTTTGACGAAACAATTAAAGATGCCAGCTATATTGCAGTCAATGATACAAAAGAGCAAGATTTTTCTTTATACCGAATTTTAACCGCAAAAGATGAAGATGATTTATTATCATTTGAAGCGAAAAATTTTGCCGTTGATGAACTGGATAATTTTATCATTAAAGATATAAGGCCTAAAAATAGGTCTTTTTCTTATGTGATCAACCAGCTTTTATCTGATTCAGGTTGTGACTGGGTATTGGGTATCTGTGAACCGATTAAAACGGTTTCCAGTACCTTTTACTATACTTCCATGCGTGAAGCTCTAAAAGCTCTACAAGAGTTAGGTGCAGAGTTTACCTTTTCAATTGAAATCACAGGAAATAAGATTACTAAAAAAATCATTAACTGCTATAACCAAATTGGGAAAATAACCAATAAACGTTTTGAATATGGTGAGGAAGTTCTGAAAATTGTCCACGAACAAGACCGCACAAATATTGTCACTGCCCTAATTGGACGTGGGAAAGGTGAAGAAGTTGGGGACGGTTATGGGCGAAGACTTGAATTTTCAGATGTTGAATGGAAAAAGTCTAATGGTAAACCACTTGATAAGCCAAAAGGCCAAAATTGGATTGAATATCCAGAAATGACAGAAGAATACGGCATTCCGTCAAATGGAAAAATGCTTCCTCGGAAAACAGTGGTTGTCTTTGATGATGTGGAAGATGCAGACGAGCTTTTACAAAAGACTTATGAAAAACTGGCTTATTACTGCCGGCCACTCGTTCAGTTTAGTACTGAGATATTAGGCAGTGACTCAATTGGAAATACTGTTTCAATTCACAGAGGAGACCGAAATTATCACTATCAGACAAGAGTCTTTAAAGTGGTTACTGACCATGTTAATGGACGAGTGCAAGCTAGTTTAGGTGATAATTTAAGTGGCAACTCTCTCAATCGTCAGTTATCGAAGATTCAAAGTAATATCTCAGACCTTGATAATAATAAAATGACTTTCTTTGAATCAACTGAAATCGGAAAGTATCAAGATGATATTATGCGTGGTGCTGGTGCCAATGGTGGGTCAATTTATATGGTCAATGGGATTGAAGCGGGCGTTTCTCAATCAAGAGAAACTTATGAGCAAGTCTTTATGGATGGTCCAAAAATTCAAGAATCACAGTATTTCATGATTCAAAATAATGCTGGAATATCTTTCAAGCAATGTAAAAAAGGTCAATGGACGACAATTCAAGATGTTCATAATGGCAAAAGTAATACTGCATGGACACTTGATGGGACTTTCAATGCTAATTTTATTAATGCCGGAGTTTTGCAAGGGGTCAAGATTCGTTCAGTTCATCGTAACTTCATTATTGAACTTGACCAAGGTAAAATTCGTTTTATTAAAAGAAATGGGTCGTCCGAAAAAGAAATGTTCGCTTTTGCGCCAGCATATACAAACGACCAACTTCAAGGGATTAATGCAATTCAAAATTCTGGTTATTCTTTCGCCTTGTCATCAAAGGCAAACAACGGAACGTTTTTAAATGTTTTAGAAATTCCAAAAGACAGCACGGCCGAAAACAGAAAATTAAAACTTTATGGAGACGTCAGCGTCGATGGTAAATTATTCCTAAATGGGAACGAAATAACATCTGCCGCTTCTGGGGGCGGAGGTAGTGACGGGTGGAACGGAATATATCCAGATATCGTCAAGACACAAGCTGAAAAGTTCGCATGGCAAGCGTGGGCTACGCTTAGGTCTCTTGGTTATTCAGAAGGTGCATCGGCTGGCATTTTAGGAAATATCAATGGTGAAGTTGGTCCAAGTATGAATCCTGATATTGATCAGGTTGGAGGACCCGCTTATGGCGCTGTGCAGTTTGACGGATCAGCATATCCACTTGTAGGAACACGAACAAACAATGGCCGTGAGTATTTCCAAAGACTTGTAAAAGCTGCTGGTGTCGCTGGAGATTATCGTGAGATGCCTACTCAGATGAAAGTAGTCAACTGGGCTATGACGTCGGGTCAATGGATTGGTTCAGTTGCGCCAACAACTGTTGACGGATTTAAAGCTATGACTGACGCAGCAAGCGCAGCAACTGTTTTCGAAAGAAACTTCGAACGACCAGCAACGACACACCCAGAGCGAAGGGGGTATGCCCAAACTTGGTATAACCTTTTCGCTGGGGTACCTATTCCTAAAGCTGATTGGCGAAATCCAATCAGAGTGCCTTATGTTGTCACTCAAGAATGGGATCAAATCGGTTACGGTACAGGTTCAATTCATGGCGGTATTGATATTGCGCCAACTGGAGGAGCAAAACCGCCGGTATACGCTGCGAGAAGCGGAAAGGTCATTCAAATAGTCCCTAATCATGCTGTTGGGGGCAATTACGTCGTGATTGAACATGATGGATACTGGACATATTACGGACATTTAGCAAACATTCAAGTTAGCATGGGACAACAAGTCACCTCAAACACAGTAGTTGGTATTTGTGGTGACACAGGTCTCGCCACTGGCGTTCATTTGCATTTCGAAGTTTGGAAGGGCAAGCAGTGGGCTCGCATCAATCCTCGAGACGTAATTAATTTTTAAGGAAATAATAAATGACAGAACATAAGATAACTTTAAGTACCACAGAACCTAATAGCAATATTGGCATTATTAAGCTAAGACATGCGGATGTCAATAGTCAAGTAATTGTTGCTCAAATCGTAGAGAGCGGTCAGCCCAAGAACTTTGAAGGCTTACAGCCTTACTTTTGTTTAATGGCACAAGAAGTCACAGGTCAAGGAGTGTCAGAAGAAAGTGTTGTCTCCTTTGATGCAAAAAATGGAACACTGAAATATGTTGCCAGTGATAATGCTTTGCAAATGGTTGGACATAATGAAGCTTATTTTAGCTTTAGAAAACAAGAAGACGGGCGGTGGATTGAGCAATTCTCTACTCGGACATTTCACTATATTGTTGAGAAATCTATTTACTCACAACCCTTTAAAGACTCGAATTACTGGTGGACATTCAAAGAGTTAAATCGAATCTTCAACCAATATATTGAAGATGGTAAAACTAGCTGGGAAGAATTTGTGAAATCCAACCGTGAAATTATTGAATCCATTGATCCAGGCGGCCAGGTTCTTAGCGAGTTGATAAGGTCAAGGAAACCGGAAGATGCTGCTTCGGCATATCCAGACCTGCCGACTAGGCTAGATAAACAAATCGGGAAAAATACTGATTTTAGGTCATTCGAATCGGATAAATCGTTCATGACTAGAGTTTATAACGAATCTGCTGAACGAGGAGTTAATGTCAAATGGTTTGGAGCTAAAGGAGACGGAGTAACTGATGATACTGTTGCGATACAAAGCGCTATTGATACAGGTTTTTCAGTTTTCATACCGCCCGGTAAGTATAATGTAAAAGAATTGAAAGGTTTTTCATCAGGACAAATCATACAAGGAATTAGTAAGGTTGAATCTTGGGGAGGAAAAAACACACAAAATATAACGCTCCTTAATGGAATAGGTTCTGCAGACAACTATGTGATAAAGAATAACGTTTGGGGAGATGGTATTCTGCCCAACGCTATTACCGTAAAGAATTTATCCATAGAAGGTAGTAAGAAAACAAATGGAATACTTGTCGGAAACTCTAGTACTATTGAGGGAGTGAAAATCGCAAATTGTATTAATGGGCTATCTAACATCAAAGTGTCAAATGTTATGAATTGTCAAATTAACGGTTGTACTAACGGAGTAATGAATGCCACGGATTCAAAGATAACTAATAACTTTTTTTATTTTAATGAAGTCGGCATAAATTTTGATAATTCCAATGATAACAGTATTGTGAATAATAAAATAGAGTGGAATGGAATAGGAATATCCTTAACGAAAGCGACTTACAACTTAATTAGTAATAACATTATTGATAGAAACACTACTTATGGAATATATACGTCTAATGTGGTTGGTACAACTATTTCAGGTAATCAGTTTGAAAGAAATTTAACAAATCATCTTTACTTACATGGTTCTCTATTTAATATTTCTACAAATTCTTTTTTTAGAAAAAATTCGGAAGATAACCAATCAGGAATAGTCGCTCCTGATGTAGCTATTTTCACTAAGTCTATAGAAAATTCTTCAATAACAAGTAATCTTGTTAATGGTAAAATGTTCAACAAGACAGGTACAGACTATACCTCTAATCTTAGCATCTTTGCCAATACCATAGATGGAATAAATCCTGATAATATAACTGTATCCATTCCAGAAACAACTGCCTTTCATGGTAAAGATACAAAGATAATTATTCCTCTTCCAAATTATTTTGATGGTGCATTAAACAATCCATATAATGTAGAAATCCTCTCACAAAAAATATCGTTCATCTCACAAAAAGGGAACTTTTACTCAAACGGAGAAATCATAAAGAGCATTTATATGTCCCCAAGTGGTATTGAGTTAACAATTTTCAACGGATTAAGCGATGATCTTAAAGTAACAGGGACAATAAATGTAAGATGTTCAGATCCAAGTTTATATTAAAAACTCACTTTTTCTTCGAATTATAGTATAATTAAAAGAAAAAGTTGTTTTATATAGGTTATGGAAAGAAAAAGCATGGTTAATTACATAAAAAGCGATTTGATTAGGTATAGAGGGAAAGTTACATTTTTAGATTTTGTGATATGTCTATTTTGGAATAAATCTTTTAATTTTTTATTTTGGATGAGGATTTGCTCACACGGAAAACTTTTAAGATATATTGCTATCCCAATTCATAAAATTAAAATGAGAGGATCGATACAAATAGACTATAAAACTGATATAGGCTATGGTTTATACATTGCGCACAATGGTCCTGTATATATAAATAAGAGTGCTAAATTAGGAAATAACTGTAATCTATCTCAGGGAGTGACGATAGGAGCTAATGAAGGAAAAGCAGCTACAATAGGAGATTGCGTATATATAGGACCTAACGTTTGCGTAATAGAGGAAGTTATTATTGGGAATAATGTCACTATCGGTGCGGGAAGCATAGTTACTAAAAATGTAGAAAATAACGCTACGATAGCTGGTAATTATCCAAGGTTTTAAACTTCAACAATCCGGGCAGATATATAAATAATAAATGGGTAAAATAAAAGAATCTATTACAAGATAGGTTCTTTTTTTGTAAAAAGATAGCAAATCACAAATAAAACCTATCAGTTGATAGGTTTTTAACATGAGAGGAAAATACAAATTGAAGTATCAATTATTAGAAAGCAGGTGTTATGGAGGAGCAAGCATGGCGAGAAGTGCTTGAACGATTAGCTCGAATTGAAACAAAGTTGGACAACTATGAAACAGTTAGAGATAAAGCAGAACGAGCGCTTTTAATAGCCCAATCAAATGCAAAATTTATAGAAAAAATGGAAGCCAATAATAAGTGGGCTTGGGGCTTTATGCTTACTCTTGCCGTAACTATTATTGGATATATAATTACTAAAATACTTTAAGACGAGAAAAAAGGAGAAAAAGAGAATGATTAATTTTAAATTACGACTAAAAAATAAAGCTACATTAGTAGCTCTTGTCTCAGCAGTATTCCTTATGCTGCAACAATTCGGGCTTAACATTCCACACAATATCCAAGACGGTGTAAATACATTCATTGCAATTTTGGTAATTCTCGGAATCGTTACTGACCCAACAACTAAAGGAATCGCTGATAGCGAACGAGCATTGAATTACCAAGAGCCACTAGACGATAAGGAAGAAAAATAGTATGAGCGTACAACAATCTATTGTAAATTGGTTTGTTAGCCATCGAGGGCTATTGACCTATTCAATGTATGGGTCACGGAATGGCTCAGACGGTACAGCTGACTGCTCTGGTTCTATGTCACAAGCCCTGAAAGAAGCTGGTATTGGTATTCAAGGGTTGCCATCTACTGTCACTCTTGGTCAACAACTTGCTAAAAATGGATTTTATCGTGTAAGTATTAATCAGGATTGGGACGCCTTGACAGGAGATATCGTAATGATGTCGTGGGGTGCTGACATGTCACAATCTGGTGGTGCAGGTGGTCACGTTGGTGTTATGATGGATAGCGTAAACTTTATTAGTTGTGATTATTCAACTCAAGGAGCAGTAGGCCAAGCTATCAATACGTATCCTTGGAATGATTACTATGCAGCAAACAAACCAAATTATATCGAAGTTTGGCGTTATTCTGACACTGCACCACAAACCAACAACCAAGCTAATACAGCAGTAGCGCCACAACAGAAGGCTTACTATGAAGCCAACGAGGTCAAATATGTTAATGGCATTTGGCAGATTAGATGTGACTATTTGGCACCCGTTGGATTTGATTGGGTTAACTAATTTTCGGCTCAGTATAAACTAAGTGAACGCAAACAAAGCGGTGTCATGCAAAAGCATGGCTAACGGTGGACACCCAGAACGGGCAATACCGTGCCAAGTCTGGTATAATAGTATCAGAAAGGTGTAACGACTATCCTTTTGAGGAGTACACTCACTATTTGTACGTGCGTGGAAGTGCTTAGACTTTAGAAAGATGGTGTCATAAGATGAGTAAAACCAAGCGTGGCGTTTGCGCCAATTGTCATACAGTATTTGAAGTTTCTAAAAAACAAAGAAGAAAAATCAAAGAAGGAAAATCAGTTTTTTGTTCCGAAACTTGCGCTCTAGAAAAATACGGAAAAACTAAAATTATTATTTCTGAAATTCCTTGTTGTAGATGTGGAAAGATGTTCACTCCTACATATAATCAATATAAACGATATAAGTATAATGATTATGCTTCCAATTCGTTTTGTTCAAATGAATGTAGATGGAAAAAAGAATATCCTTGCAAGTATCACGATGATTATGTTAGTGTCTTTGTGAACGGAAAAGAAATCTTACTTGATGTTGATGTTTTTGAAAAATATAGCAAGACCCTATATGTTCAAAATGACAAAAGAAATAATTACCATTCTGTTTATGTATTCGAAAAAGGTAAAAAGACACTTTCAAGATTAATCATGTCTGTAACAGACAAAAATAAATATATTGACCACATAAACGGAAATCCCTTAGATAATAGAAGAAGTAATTTAAGGGTGGTAAGTCACCAAGAAAACATGATGAACAAAAAAACTTATAAAAATAACACTTCTAAAATCAAAGGTGTTAACTTAAATAAAAAAGGTTTATGGGTTGCTAGAATTCAAGTTAGAAATCAACGAATTTTTCTAGGTTCATCTAAAGATAAATCGGTGGCTGAAAGATTAAGAATTGAAGCAGAAAAGAAATATTTTGGTAAGTATGACAGAAAATATCTAAAGTAAGATATAGTCTAATCCCACTAGGAATAGTGGGTAGTAATGAGAAAATGGAATCCCAGTTTCAATGGTTAACTGGGTAGATAAGGACGGTAACGACCTTCCAGACGGAGCTGACCAAGATTTTAAAGCTGGAATGTACTTTTCATTCTCTGGTGATGAAACCAACATTGTAGACACTGGCAACGGTGGATACTACGGCGGTTATTATTACAGACAATTCGAGTTTGGTCAGTTTGGGACAGTGTGGCTCTCTTGTTGGAACAAGGACGACTTGGTAAACTACTACCAGTAGACCACGCAAACAAAAAAATTGAAAAGGAGTATATCACCTCCCGACAGACCACAATTCGGATATCATGGTGGGAGTGGTCTAAGCCTCAGCATTTTGCTGGGGCTTTTTTTGTTTGCTTTATTTTGAAAGAAATGCTAACATGTTAATGGATACAGTTAAAAGCTGGGTCTTCGATAAACTCTCTCTCGCCCTGACTTGAATTAGTCAGGGTTTTCTTTTTTTTGCAAAAAAAAACTAAAATAATTTAGGTAAAACAGTTGACAAACTATCTTATGTGATATATAATGTATACATAAGATAAAGAGAGGTAAACAAAATGAAAAAAGAAATTATGACAAAAGCATGGAAAATCGCTAAAGAAGCAGTTAAAACTTTTGGTGGGAAAGCTATCGAATACATCGCTGGGGCTATGAAAATGGCTTGGGCTGCTATCAAAGATAACGGAACTAGCCTTGCTAAATTCCAAGCTGTTGAAGCAAAAATGCGTAAAGCTGGTAAATACTCAATGATCCAAGTTCTTGATTTTGCTAAAGAAGTACGTTTCAATGAAGTAATGCACAAAGTTGGCGCTTATTACGGAATCGAAGTAATTGCTGATGGTGATAGCATTGGTACTTACTACATCGCTGAGAATGTTTGGAACGCAGCATAATTATTAAATTAAAGGAGGAAACAACATGAAAAACAGACTTTTGGGTTCTCGATATACTGACGCGATCAAAAACGATTGCGGAACAGCCAATAAAATGTCGAATATTTACAATAAATTGAACAAAGATAGTTTGCGAGAAATCCATAGTGCACTATATGGCCTATTAACAGCTGGATACGACATTAGTAACATGCGAAACATCGAAGATTTAGAAAAATATGTGAATTTAAAAAAATCACGTGGCCAACTATTAAATGTTTCGAGCGATGATATTAAGCTATACCATAAATTATTTGTCATCAGATTTGAAAAATAGTTAAAAAAAAAGAAAAGAAGTAAACAAAATGAAAATAAATGACGACATCAAAGAATTAATTTTAGAATATATGAGCCGTTACTTCAAATTCGAGAACGACTTCTACAAATTGCCTGACATCAAATTCACTGATGCCAACTGGCAAAAATTCAAAAATGGAGATACTTCCATCGAGAAGATGGGGGCAGCACGAGTAAATGCCATGCTTGACTGCCTATTCGAAGATTTCGAACTTGCCATGATTGGCAAGGCTCAACAAGAATACTATTTGGATAATTCACTAAAGATGAACATGCCATTTTACGCTTATTATGATATGTTCAAGAAAAAACAGCTCGTCAAATGGCTTAAAGATCACCATGATGACATCCTAGGCGGAACTGGTAGGATGTACACTTCAGACGGTAGTTACATTGCTAACTCTTATTTAGAGGTAGCGTTAGAATCTAGCCGTCTGGGTAGTGGCTCTTACATGCTTCAAATGAGATTCAAAGACTATTCAAGAAGTCAAGAACCCATTCCGTCAGGTCGCAAAAACCGACTTGAGTGGATTGAAAACAATCTGGAAAATATTCGATAAAAAATAAAAAAACGAGGTAAAAACAATGGATACATACAAAGAACAATATATAGTATGTTTTACTAATTTTCAAGCTGATTAATAATAAAATAAAGAAAACTTGAAAAAAAATCAAGAAAACTGTTGACATTGAATTTAATTCAAGTTATAATATGTTTGTAAGTTAGTTAGAAAGGAGGAACAAAATGACAGAAACAGTTCCAAAAATTACAATCAAAGAACTTCGAGCCCGTCACAATCTGACACAAGCCAAATTCGCTGAAAGCATTGGTACTACAGCTCAGACAGTTAGCGCTTGGGAAAAGAATGCGCTTTCTATTTCTCCCAAGAAAATGGTAGCTATCTGTAATAAATACCACATTAAATCGTCTGATTTGTACGGTATCTGATATTTTCTTACAGTAAAACTTGAATTAAATTCAAGCCAATAATTAAGAAACGGAAAGGAGTTTTGATGTGATGATTAATTTTGAATATGACAAGTTTAATAATACTAGGCATGAAATAAGGAAGCAGCTTATGAAATGCTCGAAAAAGAAACATCAGAAGCATTAGCCTTGAAAGAGTCTATTGAGCACTTACGAGCTGATAAAGAAAAGCTAGAAAACAGCGTTACTAATATCTTTAACCTAAGCAAGCTCGTAACTAAGTTTGAAAACTTCTTTGACGAAGAAATGGCACCGCTTAGATTTAAACCCTTATCCAAGGCATTGGAAAAGACGCTCAGATTGAAAAACTCAGAGATATCTTGACACTAACTGAAAATTGGCTAGACGAAATGAACAAGATTATCCCAGAAGACGGAAGAACAATTATCGAAGGAGAAATCATAAATGAGTAAGAAGAAATATAAGAAAAAAGAAAATCTACGAAGGGTTTAAGTCCTTCATCGAATGGAAAACCAGAAACAGTTTCAAATAATATTAACAAACCTAACCGTACCAATGGGCTAGTGAGGAGCTTAAAAAAGTACCAAAAAAAACTACTGTTGAAGTAATCAACAACGATTGACATTTATATACCTCCTTAATAAATATATGAAATCAAAAAAACCTCACTAGTCTCATAGTGCGGTTAGGGAATAAAGAAAGGAATTTAAAAAATGAAGAAATTAATTAATTTGATTTGGAGCAAGAAAACAGAAACAGTAGAAGTCCCAAAGTGGACGTCATGGGAAGAAAATGAACGCAAATACGAAGCACGCCAATATGAGCGCCAGCAAGTAGCAAAAATTCGAGCTGAAAATAAACAATACTAGTATTTAAACCGTTTCAATCCGTAGCCACACCTCGGTGTGCGGAGTGCAACTAAATACCCAAATAAATATAAATAAAATACCAAAAAAACTACCTTTTTTTAAAATTGAATAATTTGAAGCACATCGGGGGCTGGGTGCGGATTGAAGCACTAAAAAAGCACGGGTAATTGCCCGTGTCGTATAAAACATCCAAGAATATTATATCATGACAATTTAAATAAAAAAAGCAACTTGAGAGGGTAAATGGCTAGCGTACGACTGACACGACTATTTTAACGAAAGAGAGAGATAAGATTAATGCATATTAATGAAGTAAAAAACAATGCTTTTTACCAATTTCCGCAATGGCTCTTAAAAGAAGAACCTTATAATAATTTGGGTGACAAAGCAAAACTGATGTACATGCTGCTTTTTGACCGCAGAACTTTGTCAATTAAAAATAAATGGTATGACGATGACGGTCAGATTTACATGTATTTTACAAATGAGCAGTTCATGAAAGAGCTTAATTGCTCAGAAAAAACAATTATAAAAGCAAAAAAAGAACTTTCTCAAATAGGATTATTGAAAGAGGTTAGACAAGGAATTAATAGGCCTAATCGCTTGTATATCAACGGAACTGTAGAAAGTACAGGTCAAGACCTGAAAAAAGTTCAGCAAGGAACTGTAGAAAGTACAGGTCAAGACCTGAAAAAAGTTCAGCAAGGAACTGTAGAAAGTACAGGTCAAGACCTGAAAAAAGTTCAGGGAATCAATACTAATAATATCAATACTAATAATATCAATACTAATATATCAATACTAAGTAATCAACAACAACAAGAGGAAGTTGATGAAATCCGTAAATCTTACGATATGTTTTTTGAAGCTTTTCCGAAGCAACGAAAAAATGCATTTCTTCAACAAGACATCCTTGCAGATATTAATGAATTTGGAACCGAGCTTTACCAGTACGCTTTAAAACTAGCTATGACTAACGAAGCTAACTACCCATCTTATATTGAAAGAATATTTATTTCATGGCGAAATGAGGGGATAACTACTTTAGAACAAGCAAAACAAAAACAAAGTAAGCATAGCAACAGTAAGCCAGATAAAGATTACTTTTCCAACAAGTCAAATAGTGACAAACCCAAGTTTGGACCAGCTTGCAGTAAATACTGAGGGGATTTCCTATGAGTTTAGATCAAACAGCTAGACAGATGCGACAGCTATATATGACTACTAGTGATAAATACTGCGAGAAGCACAATAGAAACTTTGTCACTATTCAGCTACCAAACAGCAAGCCATACACTGTATGTGAGACGTGCCATCGTGAAGAGCAAGAGCGACAGAATTCTATTAAAGCGCAGGAACAATATGAGCGTGAGCAAGAACAGAAACGTCTATACTTCCTAAAGGATTTTAGTTTGATGGATGATGATTTGAGAAGTGCCAGCTTTGAAAATTATCACGCTGTTACCAAAGAGCAAAAAGAGGACTTGAAAAACGTTAGAAGCCAGCTTAAAGGCTACATTGATGGTCAAGACTACAACATTGTGCTTATCGGTGATACTGGAGTGGGCAAAAGTCATCTAGCTTATTCAGCGCTAAAAGCCTTGTCTGATCATACGAAAAAGATGGGGCTATTCATCAATGTTGTTGACCTATTAGTCAAAATTAAAGAGGACTTTAGCCTTGAAGCTGAATATATCAGACGTATATCTGAAGCTGAATGGATGGTGCTCGATGATTTGGGGACTGAGAAAGTGACAGAGTGGTCTAACGGTATCTTATACAGCATTTTGAACAAGCGTACCAAGACCATCATCACAACTAACTTAAGCCCACAGGATATCATGGGCACTTACGGAAAACGTGTCTATTCGAGGATTTTCAAGAAGACAGGACTTGGAACTACTAATGAGCATGTTTATCAATTTAAAACTAATCAAGACAAAAGGATGATGTTATGACTGAAACAGAAGTTAAACTAAAACTATTCGAAGACTACGAGCGCATTCATGGTCTTGTAGTATCAGAAGGGCACAAACAGAAAATGATGGATGATTTAGACTTGTATTCATTCATCGAGAAATTAAACGAATATATGGCATTTGGCTACTGCTCGAAGGTGGTATTTAATCAGAACGTTCGAGAACACGCCTAAAATCGTCTGTAATCAATTTAAAAGTGTGGGTGGTATAAATTATCTAGTTACCACTTAAAAACGATAAGAGACCCCTAAAATTGAGAATTAGGGGCATTCAAAACAAAAAAAGGAAGACAAAGACATGACAAATCAACTAGCACACAAAGATTTTTTTAACACACCAGCAGTAAAACAGAAATTTCAAGAGGTGTTGAACGGCAATGAACGACAATTTACGGCCAGTCTATTGTCAATTGTAAATAACAACAAGTTACTAGCACGAGCAAGTAACACTTCGATCATGACGGCAGCAATGAAAGCAGCGGTATTAAACCTGCCTATCGAGCCAAGTTTGGGTTTTGCTTACATTGTTCCATACGGGCAAGATGCACAATTTCAATTGGGTTATAAAGGACTTATTCAGCTAGCTATCCGCTCCGGTCAATTTAAGGCCATCAATTCTGGAAAAGTTTACAAAGCACAATTCAAATCGTATGACCCGCTATTTGAAACATTGGACATTGATTTCACTCAACCAGAAGATGAGGTTTATGGCTATTTTGCCACATTCGAGCTTGTGAATGGATTTAAGAAATTGACATTCTGGACGAAAGAACAAGCAGAAAGCCACGGAAAACGCTTTTCAAAGACCTATGCAAAAGGGCCGTGGTCAACAGACTTTGATGCAATGGCTCAAAAAACCGTACTAAAGAGCATTTTGAGCAAGTATGCCCCACTATCAACTGAAATGCAAGAAGGGCTTATCTCAGACAATCAAACTGAGGAAGTTGAGACTGACCCTATCGATGTTACACCCAAAAACGAGGACACCCAAACACTTTTAAGTGACCTCATGAGCGATGAAGCTGAATCTGAAACAGAAAAAGTATAGATTCTGAAACCAGTGAAATCATCGAAGAAGTTAGCTTGTTTGAAGGTGATTCAACCAAAATTAAAGAGGTAGAGAATGACTGAACTAACAATTTTGACGGATGATAATTATTATTCTGACAAAACCTATATGTCTGTAAGTCGTTTCAAGGAATACATGAAATGCGAAGCTAGAGCTAAAGCTATTGACGATGGTGTTTGGGATGATGAACGAGATCGAAAACCTCTACTGTTTGGAAACTATGTCCATAGCTATTTCGAGAGTGAGGAAGCACATGAGAAGTTCAAAAATGACAACAAAAAATCTCTATTTGCTAGTCGCAAACCTTATGGATTACTAGCAGATTTCAAATTTGCTGAGAAAGTTATCGACACGCTTAAAGATGACACACTTTTCAATAACTTATATCACGGCAAGAAAGGTGACAAAGTCGAAAAAGAAAAGATCGTCACTGGAATCATTGCTGGCGTGCCGTTCAAAGGGAAGTTGGACAGTATCAACTTTTCAAAGGGCTATGTGGTCGATTTAAAAACCATGAAATCTATCTGGACTAAGGAATGGTCAGAGGAATTGCGTACTAAAGTACCAACGGCAGTCAATAACATTCTAGGGTTTCAATACCATGTCCAACTAGGGACTTATTTAGAATTGTTGCGACAAATGGGTTATCCAACATTCAAGCCGTTTATTGTGGCCGTATCGAAAGAGAAACAGCCAGATAAGGAAATTATTGAATTGACTGAAGAATGGCTGGAAGGAGGTCTTAAATACATTACAGAGCACGCCCCTAGAGTGTATCAAGTATCGCTTGGAAACAAAGAACCTAAGAAGTGTGGACGTTGTGATTATTGCAAATCACAAAAAAAACTACATGAGGTTCTAACACTGGACGATTTCTTAAATAGAGAGTAGAAAAGGAAAAACAAATGGTCAATAACGTCGTATTGGTTGGACGCTTAACTAAAGAACCAGAATTAAAACACACCGGAAATAATATCGCAGTAGCATCTTTCAGCCTTGCGGTTAACCGTAACTTTAAAGACGCTAACGGAGAGCGTGAAACTGACTTTATTAACTGTGTCATTTGGCGACAACAGGCTGAAAATTTGGCTAATTGGGCTAAAAAAGGCGCATTAATTGGAATCACTGGACGTATTCAGACTCGTAGCTATGAAAATCAACAGGGGCAACGAGTGTATGTGACAGAGGTAGTCGCTGAAAATTTTCAAATGCTAGAAAGTCGTGCAGCGCGTGAGGGGGCTAATGCTAACAAAAGTTATAGCCAACAGCAAGTACCAAACTTTGCAAGAGATAGCGGACCTTACGGGAATAGCAACCCTATGGATATCAGTGATGATGATTTGCCATTCTAATTGGGTGAAAATATGAAACTAGAATTTCTATTACCAAGGTCAAAAGCTAAGCCTGCTCAAAATTTAGTTATCAACAGTAATGACAGATTTCATTATCAAGCAGAGGGCCGGATGGTCAAGAAACTGCGATTGATAGCGAAAGCAGAAGCGGGGCTTAACACAAAGCCAGTATATAGCCCTGATAAGCCTTGCAAGGTGCTTGTAACTGTCTACGCACCAACCAGAAGAAGATTAGACCCACCAAACCTATATCCGACTGTTAAAGCTATTATAGATGGCTTGACGGACGCTAATTTGTGGCCAGACGACAACCACGAAGTTATAAAAATGATGTCGTTTGACTATGGTGGGCTCAGTGGGGAGCCTGGGAAATTTAAGATTGTGTTAGACATTGAAGGAACGTGAAATGAATAGCAAAGTTAAAAATAAACTAGCTGGCCTATGCACCAGCTAATTATGACCACACTAGCGTGCTAGGTCAGACACAAGAATTTTCTAAATGGTTTTGTAAGAACAGTAAAGATATAGATTTAATTAGTTCAAAGTTAGAAATCAGCGCTAAGAAATTAAATCGCATCCTAACGCTGGAGCAGTTACCGGATGAAGAATTGTTAGGGAGGATGATGGAATTATGCAACTGAAAGTGAAATTTTTTGACGAGCTTTACGACTCTGAGGTCGAAACTGTTGAGGAAGGACGTATGTAATGCAGCGAGATCTTTTTTCTAAGTGGACATTGTTTATCACTTCATATTTACCACTATATTTATGGCTCCTTTTGAGTAACATTAACTATTCAAAGTTCTCATTTGAAAGATTAGTAGCTTTTGATTTTGAACATAAATTAATACGAACCGTTTTTGTTATTCTAATTTTTGTTTCAGTTGTCAAATTATGGAAATTATTTAAGTTTGATGGTAAAGAATGTATTAAAATACCAAGAGATATGGAAATATCCCCAGAAAGTGATTCTTTGATGAACTATATTGTTACGTATTTTACTCCGTTACTGTCTTTTGATATGAATAATACAACTAGTATTTTCATGAATTCATTGTTATTTCTTTTGATTGGATTAATGTATGTTGGCAGTAATGCAAGTTATCTAAACCCTGTTCTAGGAGTTTTTGGGTTTAAGATATTTGGAGTTACAGGTTTTCCTCACGCTCATCATATCATAACAAATCTCTCGTTTGATGATATAGAAACAGCGAGAGCAACAGATGTAGAATTAACTAGTTATAGATTAGGTGATGGAATTTACATTTTAAAAAGAAAATAGGTAACATTTCTTATTCTAAATTAATAACTATTTAAAGGGAAAGAGAAATGGACAGTTTGCTTTAGATATAGATGGTCGAAGAAATGGCTAAATGGGACGAAACATGAAACAACCAGATCAGTTACTTCATGACAAATGGAAAGTTAAGTATTACTGATGAGAAAAATTGTGTTCAATTGATTAATTCTATATCAGATGCATTTGTGAAAGCTTACATTACCGAAACGCTGGACGAAGAAATAAACGCATGGATAGAAAACTACGACAAGGAATTGATAGACGTGAAACTAACCGTAGATCTAGAACAAATGTACACAGCCACAGTAATCTACATAGATAAGAGGAAGTAGAAGATGAAATATAAAGTAATAACTTATTATGACCACATGGAAGATGATGTAGAAATTTATTATAACAAGGATGCAGCAATCTGCAGATTGCATCATCTTAGAGGTGTTAAATATAGAAATTTAAGATTATATAAAGTGGAAATGGTTGAGGTAGAATAATTAACTAATGGTAACAGCATCATGTTGAAAGTCCGTTTATTGATTGGAGAAATTAAATGAAAAGATTAGCAATTATTGGTATAAGCAGTTTATTACTCTTAACTGGTTGTTCAGAAGCAAAGAGAGTATCAAGTAATTTATCGCAAGAGTCTGATAACTTCAATGTTGTTAGGAAAGTAACAGTTATTGATGCCATTACAAATGATGTCATGTTTCAAATGAGTGGTAGGATGTCAATCAATGCTGATACCAAGGACAAACAACTTGAAATTGTTGTAGAAAATGGTAAGGATAAATACCAAAAACATATTATCGGTTTGTCAGATAATGTATCTTATGTAGTTGAAGACGTGGATGTACCGAATGTTTCAAATTACAAATATGAAATCAATTACAATCCTAAAATGTGGGTGCCGGCCAAACTTAAAAATGTCGATTAAGGAGACTAAACGATGATTACTAGAGATGAAGCAGTTAAGAAGATTGCAAGAGCAGGATACATATCAATAGGACACGCTGAGGAATTATATGGTGAAATTATTCCTAAACCAGTAGTGCCCCAGTATGTTGCTGATTGGTATGAGGAACATAAAGATAACTTTGAAGAATACCTATTTCAATGTATCCATGATGTTGTAGATTTTAATAACGTAGATTTTAATAACAGAGACGAATTTAAAGATTTTGAAGATTGGCTATCTATTATTGATGATTTTATGAAGGACGAATTCAAAGCTTGGATGTCTCAGGCTTATGAGAATGGAGCTATCAAAACACTCATCAACATGCACCAGTTTGGGTATGAGGTAGAGAAAGAAAAACGATATACAGTGAGAATCCGAAACTTAGATGATGAAGCAACTTATTTGAATTATGATAATTTCAGAAAAACTTGGGTGTTTTACTCCCGAGACAATACAGACCGTTTTAGAACAATACACACCCGAAAAGAGCTAGAAGAAGCTGATTTTGGATGGGTATTCGACTGTGAGGGAATTGAAGTGGAAGAGGTTGAATAAGTGAATAGACTTAAAGAATTAAGAGAATTACGGAAAATTACAAGAGTTGAGTTAGCCGAAAAAATTGGGGTTACAAAATTAACCATTCTTAATTGGGAACATGGCACCCATGAAATCAAAGGAAGTAATGCTAAGAAGCTAGCTGAATACTTCAACGTATCAGTCCCATACTTGCTAGGTTATGATACCGATAACACATTCTCAGATTTAATTACTAAAATCAACCATTGGGCAGACGAACGCAACTTAAAGAAAGCTGACCCTAAGATTCAGTGGATGCGTATTACCGAGGAGGTAGGTGAAATTCGGGATGTACTATTGAAGCCGACTAAATTCACAGACCCACAAATAGCACTTAAAGATGCAATTGGAGACACACTAGTGACAATTATCGTATTGGCACATCAATTAGACCTAGATGTGACGGATTGTCTAAGTATTGCATACGAGGAAATCAAGAATAGAAAGGGAAGAATGATAAATGGAACGTTTGTTAAAGAGGACGACCTATAGAGAGCTAAACGTAGCCATTGCCTTACTGCTAGCCTCACTAATTATCAATATCGGTACATTAGTTAGTGTAGTCAACAGACCATTGAAGCCTATTATCGTGTATAAGGCCGATAATTCCGCTGTAATGCATGGAAAGATTACTGGTAAGCAGATGATAGGGAAACTCTACACGCTTGATTGTGGGGCGTATGGTAAGTTTTTAGTGACAAAGGAACAGTACGACAGCGTAAAGGTTGGAGATGAGATTCCAAGCTATTTGAAAGGAAGAGGGCAATGAAGCGTTTTGAGTATGTAGGACTGACTAAAGAATTACATCAAAGGCTAGTGCTTGAATTTAGCGCATTGAAAGAACAGTACAGTAGGGCATTCACCAAGCACATCATGGAAACAAAACAGTGTGACCGATTGCAAGCCAGAAAATATTTTCAAAGGTTTGACAATGTGATTAAAGAGCGTTCTAAGTTATCACCCGCGACATTAGACGATATGCGTGAGTATATCACGGACGGACTCGCAAACGACTTAGAGGATTATCTATCAGAGCACTATTTTAGTAGCTCCGCAAAGTGTCGGCCAGATACCGACAAGAGAAATGCTGGACTGCCTGAGGAACTCTTTAAACAGTATTGCGAGGAAATTAAATCATTAAAAGCTAAATACCCAAACAGCTTCACAGCTTACATCATGGATGTTAAAGGGTGCAAATATCAAAAAGCCAATAGCATACGGACAGCGATAAATACAATCTATACAGAGATTGGGATAATGACACCTCTGAAAGTAATCCAATTAGAGGGACTTCTCTCTAGAGAATTATTCGGAAAGATAGCTAGGTACGTCTTTAATAAGTATGAATGGCCAGAAAGCCTAGACGAAGAGGTTGATCGGATTTATTTAGAATATCGCACCAAAGGTGATCTAGGTCTTGATAAAAAAAGTGTTAAACGGACGCTATTCAAAGCGATTTCAATGGGCTTATAGTGGTTCGAATCCACTATGAGTCGTTAATTCCAGTCAATTAAAATTTAGGAGGAAGCCTATTTTCTTTCAATCAAAACATAATCAAAGTGAGACTGGTAGCTTTGAAATCTTAAGCAAGGGAGGCGATAACAGCGTAAAACCATCTATTTCGGTATATTCAACATCTTAATTCTTGTAGTGTTCGAGGGTTCGACTCCCTCGCTCGCTGTTAGTCTGTCATGACTAGGTAATTTTTTTGACACTCGCATCGCTGACAGACCGATGCAAGAAAATCCAGTAAATAATAAAACTTAGAAAAGAGGAATCCATACATACTTTTTTGGTCCAGCCTTGCATTGCTGGTAGCAAGACTGGAATTTAAAACTAAGGTGGTGGTAAATAAAAAAAGACCGACACAATGGCCGGCACTCTTTGAAAGTCAACACTACTATTATATCAAAGAGGAGTATCATGGCAAGTATCAATCTATTTGCGGACGTAGATAAAATCGCGACTAAAAAGAAAGCTATAAAGGTGCTAAGAAGGTATCGTATGCTAACACGGATAGCGGGCTTGGAATACGCCCCTAAAGTAACAGCTTCATTCTCATTAGAATCCAAATCATTCGACGGCATGGTCCGTAGTCAGACCGAAAGCATAGTAACACGCAAGGTGGCTGCTGAGCAAGACTTACAAGCTATTGTCAGAGCTATCAACGCATTATCAGATAGGCATTACGGCCAGATATTGATAGAGTGCTATTGTAGAAACAAAAAACAGTATAACATTGAAGTTTATATGGACCTTGGATATTCTGAAAGCGAGTATTATCGAATGAGAGAATTGGCCATTTTAGAGTTTGCTGAGAACTACAGAAACGGTGAATGTCTGGTATTTCTGGGAGATTATTGCGAGGAATGAGAGAGGGTATGACGGTATTATAGCGATATAATATTAGTATTGATAATTATAGCAATTTACCTGAAAGAAGGGTTTGTTGAAATTGATGCAATTGGTAGAATATCATGAATTTTTAAATATATTTAAA